TCATTGAATGTTCCATACTCAAGACTTGAGCCACAAGGTGGTGGTATGGTTGGTATTGGTAGATCAACCGAAGTTACCCGTGATGAATTAAAATTTAATAAGTTTGTTGTTAAACTACGAAACAAATTTTCTCAAATATTTGACCATGCGCTTAAGATACAACTATCATTAAAAGGTATTTGTTCACAGGAAGAATGGGAAACATTTAGAGAAGATGTTTTCTATGACTATAGAAAAGATAATAACTTCACAGAATTGCGTGATGCCGAATTGCTATCACAAAGATTACAAACACTCGGACAAATTGATCCATATGTTGGTCGTTATTACTCACAAGAGTGGGTAAAGAAAAATGTATTGCATTTGACTGATGATGAAGTAGAAGAAATGCAAAAGCAAATTGATTCTGAGCCAGAAAAACAACAACTTGGTCCAGATGGTCAACCAATGCAACAAGATATGCAACAACAAGACCAAGCTACACCAGAACAATTTGCGCCAGAAGATAACGTGACAGAAACAGGCTCAGAAGAATCTTCAACACCAGAATTAGATAGTGTTGTAAAGAGATTCGGAAGAGTTATAAATAGGTAATAAAGGAGTAATTATGGACACAAGACAATTTATAGATTTGCTTGGCGCTGGTGAAGGTGCCGAAGCTAAGACCGCTTTAGAAGAATTGATTTCTGCAAAAGCATTTGAAGCATTAGATGCAAAGAAACAAGAAATTGGTTCAACACTATTTAATGGTAGAGAACAAGAAGTAGAAACGCAAGAAGAACAATGAAGTCTTTACAAGAATTTAAAACTGTCGTTGAAGAAGAAAAGCAAGACTTTACAAAGTTTGATGCACTCGTTCGTGCAGGCTTGGCTAACAAAGCACAACTTCAAAGACTACACCAAATTCTTGGTAAAATGTCAGATGAGAAACCAAACTTTTCTCCAGCTGACCGTGCTATCATTCAAAACATGTTTACCAAAATGGTAGATATGATTACGAATAATCCACAGATGTATCGCACTGCACGTAAAGCAGTATCAGAAGGTTTGTTGGATACATCAGATTTCAAACTTGACATTACTGGTAGAAAAGTAAAAGCACACAGAGTTAAAGTTGGTGATGCTTTGAATACATTACCAGCAGATAACATTAAAGAAGAAATAGAAATGATTGGTGAGGATCTTCGTAATGAGCCTCCATTTGTATTACTTCTAAAAAGAACAGCGGTGCGTTTGTATCCTGGTAATGTTAGAGTTGCAACATACCATAATCAAAAATTGAATAGAGATTTTGCTATTCCATTTTCAATAACCGGCACTGGTGATATTCAGTCCGAAGAAGTTGAGCAAATTGAAGAAGCAGTTATGGATACTCTACACAAGATTGTTGCTGGTAATTCAGCGCAGTCTGTAAAGTTTGCAACTGGCGAAACACGTAAAGTTGACCACTTTACAGCATCAGCTTTGACACAAGTGCATAAAGCATTAAATGACGAAAACAAAAAGAAGTTTGCTGATATGGTACATAAGTCACCAGCACATTTTTCTAAAGCATCAGACTTTGCGTTTAGTAAAGCTAAATGAAATTAATTGATTTAATTTTTGAAGGTAAACTTGTAGAAGCGAAAGAAGAACTTTTTACTCGCTTGAATGAAGTTGCTTCTAAAAGATTAGAAGAAATAAAGCGTACCGTTGCAGCCGATATATATGAAGAAGTTGAAGTAATTGATGAAGCAAACATTCAACGTATGGGTAGAATTCAAAAGATTCGCCGTAGAATTAGACGCAACGCAAAGGGTAGAATTATTGTTCAACGCAATGTAAGACGTTCAGCAATAAAAGGATTTAGAATTTCTGGTAATACAGTTAAAAGAATTCCTGCAATGGCAAGAATTCAAAAGTCAAGAAAGTTAAAGAGATATTGGAAAACTAAAGGCAGAGCAAAGTTGAATAGAACATTACTGAAAAGAAAAATGTCTTTGCGCCGCCGCACTTCAATGGGAATAAAATAAAATGGCATTTGAAATAACAAACCAACTAAGAAGCTCAAGTATTATTAGGGTAGAAGGTCCTTCAACAGTAAATGTTAATGTAAGTCAATTATCAACAAATACTGCTTTAGAAACTGTTCTGTCTGCAAATATTAAACGTATTGCTTGGTCAACAGGCGGTAGTATATCTGTTGGCAGACATGGAGCAAGTAATACGTTGATAACTTTAGCCACATTATTTAACAGTGGGCAGATAAATCTTGATGAATTGGGCACTAGTTTAGCCAACACTAATACAGGTAATGTTACAGTTACCATCGCAACTAGCGGTACTGTTTTCTTGGAAGTGTCTAAAACTGCAACGTATTCAACAGATTTGGATAGAACATAAAATGAAATTAATTACAGAAACTATTGAAGACGTTCAGTATATTACTGAAGTAAAAGAAAACGGAAAGAAAAACCTTTATATTGAAGGTGTCTTTCTAGTTGGAGAACAAGCTAACAAGAATCGTAGAATGTACAAGATGGATACACTACGAGAAGAAGTTGGTAGATATAACCAAGAGTACATTATGACAAATCGTGCTTTGGGAGAATTAGGTCATCCAGATACACCAACATTAAATTTGGAACGTGTCTCACACAAAATCATCTCTCTTAAAGAAAATGGTAATGTTTTTATTGGTAAAGCACAAATTCTTGAGACACCATACGGCAACATTGTAAAGAATTTTATTGATTCTGGAGTTAGTCTAGGTGTTTCCTCAAGAGGCATGGGTTCTTTGATTCCTGGTGAAGACGGAATTAACATTGTTGGTGGTGATTTTCGTTTGGCTACGGCCGCAGATATTGTTGCTGATCCTTCAGCACCAGGTGCATTCGTAAACGGCATCATGGAAAACAAAGAATGGTTATTTGTTGAAGGACGTTTTGTTGAGGTTGATATAGACAGAACAAAACAAGCAATTCAAAGAGCCCCAAGAAAAGATGTTGAAAAAGTGGCTATTCGCCTCTTTGAAAATTTTCTATCAAAACTTTAATTATTATAAATAAATATACACAAAAGGAGATTCCTAATGGCTACAAATAAACTTTTTGAGGCGGCTGCTGAGATTCTTGCATCAGGCAAGGGTAAGAATGCTATGCCTCCAGAAAAGCTACCTGGCGAACAAGTTGATGCTGGCGGTCCAACCCCAATGAATGCCAAGCAAGATGATGACTCGCACAAAATTACGCCCGCTACAAAGAGTGCTACAGCACCGGCGACTAAACCTTCTGCGGCTTCTGCTAAACAAGAAGAAGTAGAAGTTGAGGGCGAAGTTGTTTCAGAAGAACAAATTGAAGAAGTTGAATTAAATCTTTCCGAAGATATCAACGCTTTGTTTGCTGATGACAACACAATCTCAGAAGAATTCAAACAAAAAGTTACCACAATTTTTGAAGCCCGTGTCCTTGACCGTGTTAAACAAATTGAGGAAGAAACTGAATCTCGCTACGCATCTATGCTAGAAGAAGCAGTTGAAGCAGTTAAAGAAGACTTAACCGAAAAAGTAAATGACTATATTGCTTATGTGGTTGAGCAGTGGATGGCAGACAATGAAATTGCAATCGAAAAAGGCATTCGTGCTGAATTAACAGAAGATTTCATCTCTGGTCTCCGTAACCTATTCGCAGAACACTACATTGATGTTCCTGCAGAGAAAGTTGACCTCGTTGACGAAATGGCTACCAAGATTGATGAATTGGAAGGCAAGTTAAACGAGGAAGTTGAGCGTTCAGTACAGTATCGTAAAGAATTGGTTGAAGCTCACAAAGTAGAAGTTACCCGTGAAGTATGTGAAGGTTTAACCGACACTCAAGTTGAAAAAATTAAAACACTTGCAGAGAGTGTAGAGTTCTCCACAGAGGAAGAATACAAACAGAAACTTGAGACAATCCGTGAAAACTATTTCCCTTCTGGCGTAAAGAAGGCCGATGAAGCCCAACTTCACGAACAAATGAATGACGATGTTGAAGACAAGAAACCACAAGTTTCTAGCGATGCATTCGTTAATTCCATTGTTCAATCGATTTCAAAAACAAACAGATTTTAATTTAAACCCAAGGAGACTCTAAATGTATCTTTCCGAAGACCTACAAAAAAAATGGGCGCCTGTTCTAGAACACGCTGACCTACCAAAAATTACTGACCCATACAAACGTGCTGTTACAGCATTGGTACTTGAGAACCAAGTACAAGCTATGGCTAAAGAAAATGGCTATCTACATGAAGCCGCTCCAACAAACTCATCTGGTACAGGTGGTTTCGGTAGTGGTGCTACAGCTACTGGTGCTGTTGCTGGTTTTGACCCAATTCTTATCAGCTTGGTTCGCCGTTCATTGCCTAACTTAATTGCTTATGATATCTGCGGTGTTCAGCCTATGACTGGACCAACAGGTATGATTTTCGCAATGCGTTCAATTTATGGTACCAATACTCAGCCATCAGGTACAAATGAAGCCTTCTACAACGAAGCTAATACAAACTTCTCGGCTGCTGGTGCTTCTCTTGCACAACAAACTCTTGCAATGAAGTCTGCTACATCTGACCGTCCATTCGGCGTGTTTGATGCTAACACTTCTGTAGGTCTTAATACAGCATCTGGTGAAGGTGATGCTCTACAAGAAATGGGCTTCTCAATTGAGAAAGTTACCGTTACTGCTAAGACCCGTCAATTGAAAGCTGAATACTCAATGGAATTGGCACAAGACTTGAAAGCAGTTCATGGTCTTGACGCTGAAACTGAATTAGCAAACATTCTATCTGCTGAAATTCTTGCTGAAATTAACCGCGAAGTTCTACGCACAATCTATACAGTTGCTAAAGTTGGCTGTAAAGTTGGTACAACCACAGTTGGTACTTTTGACCTTGACACCGATTCTAACGGTCGTTGGATGGTTGAAAAAGTTAAAGGCTTGGCATTCCAATTGGAACGTGAAGCTAACACCATTGCTAAGACAACCCGTCGTGGTAAAGGTAACGTGATGATTTGTTCTTCTGATGTAGCTTCTGCTCTTGCAATGGCTGGCATCCTAGACTATTCATCAGCACTACAAGGTCAAGTTAGCTTAACAGTTGATGACACCGGTAATACTTTTGCTGGTACATTGTTCGGTCGTATCAAAGTGTATATTGATCCATATTTCGGCGCTAACTCTACTTCTGAGTTTGCAGTTATGGGCTTCAAAGGTTCTAACGCTTATGATGCTGGTTTGTTCTATTGCCCATACGTTCCTCTACAAATGGTTCGTGCGGTTGATACTACAACCTTCCAGCCAAAAATTGGCTTCAAGACCCGTTACGGTCTAGTTGCTAATCCATTTGCTGAAGGTGCAACCCAAGGTCAAGGTGCTTTGACACAGACAAGCAACTTGTACTACCGTGCATTCAAGATTACGAACATTATGTAATCTAAGCCTCCATTAAGAGAGGCACTTTAAAGGGGAACAGAAATGTTCCCCTTTTTTCGTTTATAAATATACGTATGGCAACTACACCAACATCAAGCACTCCACTAAATCAGAATTTTTTACACCCAAATAAGTTTCAATTAACTTTCTCACGGGTGCCAAACATTCAGTATTTCTGTCAAGCGGTATCAGTACCTGGTATCTCTATGGGAGAAGTACCAGTGTCTACACCATTCGTAGAGAAATATTCTCCTGGTGAAAAAGCAATCTATGATTTACTTAACGTTACATTTGCTATTGATGAAGAAATGCGTTCATGGATTGAGATACACGATTGGATTCGTGCTATGACATTTCCAGAAACGTTTGAGCAATACCAACAGTTGCCAAGATTGTCAAAACAAATTCCTAATCCAAAGACACCACAGTTCTCGGATGCAACA